TTGTGCGTTGATCTTTAGACCACGCTCATCTTCGAAAGCTGCGATATCGATCAGCGACTGTTCTAGTGAGGTTTCATTCAGATCCGACGCTACCGATAGTTCGTTGCGTTGGGTTTCATTACCTACAGTCGGGTGATCAGTTGCACATAGTTCTTTGCCATCACCGCCAACAAAAGAGGAGCTGAACGCATTGTTCAATATGTTAGCGCCTTTGATGTTTTTAGTGGTCATCATAGAACGAGCTAGTGCTCGTGTATAACGAGATGACAAAGTATCGTACAGGTTATCTTCAATAGCTTCTTCAGTCAATGAAAAAGCCAGCGCGATAGTTTCATGCGAATACCGTGCAGTAAAAGATTCTTGTGCGGTGTCGTAAGTAACACCAGAACCTTCAAACTTTACAGGGGCTTCGCCGAAACCAGTCAACATTACCTCTTCTTCAAAAGCTCGTTCTGAAGTTTCGGTTTCGAAGATTTCTTCGTACTCTGCGTCATAGCGATCATACTCTAGTCCGAAGAGAGCATGAAGGCCAGGAACCAGCTCTTTTACGAGTTGAGCTCTATTAATAGCCATTAGTTACTCTCCTTCGACTATACAGCGAATACGTTAGTTGGGAACGAAAAATACCCACGAGCGTTAGCACCAATGCTATTACTCGGAGAATCTACGAACCTATTCAACAACGCTATTCCGCTACTTGTTGTCGCTGTTACACCTTCTTTGGATCGTCCATTGTTAGTGCTGCCAGCGGTTGTAGTAATCGTATATTTAGCACCAATAAAACTTACGGCTGGAGTGCCGGCAGTAAATTGCGCCTCGTACACGATTGCAGGGTCGGTATATACATACGCTTCGACGTCTGCTGAACCCAGCGTAGCTGTTGAAGCAGGGAAGAACGTAGCATATGTAGGAGTACCGTCGGTTGCGGTATAGAAACATCCAGCAAAAACTCCAGCTGGTGTGCCTGTCGCAGTGCCTTGGATCACGTACCCAGAAGATAGGTTTACAACGTCTCCGTTGAAGATAGCAGCAGAGGTGCCACTAGCAATACGCAACTTCTGAGGACGGATCGTACCACCGTAAAGGTGATAGGCTGGTGTGAACCCGTTAGGGGCATCAGTATTAGCCATGATTTAATCCTCTAAGGAAAATGATAACTTAATCAGCAGCCGGTTTTCGACTACCGAATTCCACTTTGGTGCTTCTCCTCATATCGCTTTGTCGTAGCGGCATTCTTGGATCAGCTTCTCGCATCAAATCGTTGTCAACACCTTGAAGTTGTTCTGCTGTCTTTCCGTGGAAATAATCATTACGTTCTTCGACGGTCTCTTCAGGAATTTTTGCGAGGATCAAGCCACCAACACCTATTACGCCAGCGTGTTTACCGTCCTCAATCGTAGGAGCATCAAACTCAGGATGATCTTCTGCTCTTACTGGCTCGAATCCTTCACGAATACGTTTTGACATATTCGCTTTGTCATCGTGCCCACGGACTTCTGCACGTACCCACCTGTGTTTATATCCAGGAGGAGCTTCAGGAGCGTCTAACATAGATGGCGGTTGCCATGGTTTACGGCGAGCGGTTTTAGCTCGAGTTTCAGCAGATCTGGAGGTACGATCTGTCATTTTCATCTCCTAAACGTATTTTGCGTACTCTTCTAGAGGCACACCTATTCTTTTAGCTATCGCTATCTGTGAAGGTGTGAGTTTCACACTGCGTGCACCTTTTTTAACAGAACCAACACCTCGGCTGGCTCCTGCTACGGCAGATTGCACGTTCTTTGTCTCACCGACAAATTTCTGTGGAAAAAGTTCTCGCATTTCTGCGTCAACTCTTTCGTAATAATGTTTAGANCTAGGGACTACGCCCTCTTTAATTAACTGTTGGTGAACACCCATAGCAGCATAAGTCATACCCGTGTCTTCACCAAACCAACTGTTTTTCTCTGCCCATGCTTCAGCTTGTGGATCTGGGGCCGCTGGTTGTACATTTCGTCCTTGAGGTAGCTCAGGCGTAACAACTTCTTGTTCTGCCGTTTGTTTTTGTCTTGCTACCAAACGCTCGGCATTTTGCGCTTCATAAGAAGTTTTAGCAACCGCCTCAGTAGCTAATGCAATCGCTTCAGCATCACCAAGTTCTTGCGCTTCTTTTAAAGCACGTCTTGCGCGTTCTTTATCAGACTCAATACGTTGTTGGTATTCATTAACAAGCGTTGAATCTGAAGACTTTAATTTTGTTTGCAGCTGATTGTTTTGCTCAGAAATTTTCTTAGCAAACTCAATCGCCTCCTCTCTTTGACGTTCAGCTTCTCGCATACGATAAGTAAGTTTATCTATGCGTTTTTTAACCCCGTCACTATACTCCTCTAGCTCTTCGTTTTGAGGATCGACTACCTCAGAACTATCAAAATCGCCGCCGCTTTCTTGTATTACGTCAGCCGCACGAGGATCAACTTCTTCGTCAGGAAGAATAAGTTCAATATCTTGGGACTCAGCCATTTATATCACCTTATTGCAGAATGTCTTCTGGATTATTTACAGTAGCTAAAATCTCGTCATCGTTTAGAAGGCGCATATCACCTCCGTCGATATTAAACCTAGCTCCTGCATAGCGACCGAAAATTACCCAATCACCCTCTTCGCACCAAGGGCCATCTGGAAATTTATCTAGGTCGGAATATGCGTCTGGGCCTTTTCTTACAACTAGCCCTACAACGGTAGCTATACGCTCTTTTTCTAAAGTTTGTTTAGCGATAACAATGCCGCCTTTTGTTTTCTCAGGAGGAGAAAACGGGAGGATAAGTAACCTATACCCTGTAGGGTTGGGTAGTTTATCAGCGTGACTTTCTAAATTTTCAGGAGTAATAACTTCTTTCGGAGGATCTAACGGCGTATTAGATCCGAAATTTAGAACACGGTCAGGGGTCGTCCCCTCATTAGTCGTCTTCGACATCTTCTAACCTTCCATGCAGGGCAGTTATTTCTTGTTCAGCGAAGTTAAGCCCTGAAATTTCTCCAACGATACGTTGGTACTGAACAAAATCTTGTGCGCCACCAGTGGCGAGAGTCTGCGCGAGATCATCCTGCCTCTCGCGCAGCTTGCGGAGTAAATACTCCGAATATTTTAAAAAGTCCATTAGTTGACGTAGCTAGTAAAATCTAATCCTTTAGTAGCTGCACCAGTTCCTTTCGTCTTTACTTTTTTCCCAGGAATGCTGATAGTTTTTTCTGCCAGCATCGTAGCTTTCGCAAAACCTTCGTTCGAAGGTTCTGGGATTGACGGTTGAACTCCAGCCTTTTGAGTTTTAGGGGACGGGTAAGGCATCTCCGTACTTCTAAGGTTTCTCATTTCTTGCTCTTACTACGAGACTTAGAACCTGTTTTACCCCCACGCTTCATTTTCATGGGCATCTTTTTGTTTTTCTTGTGTCCNGGCATTAGTCTTCTCCTTTCGAATAAAGATTGTTAAACGTCACATTCGGATCCATGTAGCTATCATCAATCTCTGCGGTGTGCAGATGTTGACTAGGGTAAAAGTCGGGAGCACCCGAACCTGTTTCCCATAAAGCTGGATTAGTCGCTCTTACACGATTATTAGGTAACGCTACAATATTACCCGTCCATTTCCCAGCATTCGTTAGCTGTATTACATGACTCTGCTTATGCTGCGCAGGATCATCAGCTATATCATTTCCTGTGTAATCCACAGTAAATAAATATTTCCCTGTATGAAAATCGTTATCTATTTTACAAAGCCATGGGCTTGACGATACACGATCCATAACAATAACTTCATGTTCTCGAGAACTGCAATCCCATGGTTGTGCTAAATGTGTGGTCATCGGCTCTGGCATTTCTTCAAACATAGCGTCAGCTACTAAACCAGTTATCGGCATTCTCGCCCACATCGCACCGCCGTGTAGATTTTCAGCGTCTTCATCTTTATCCCATTCGTATCCTGTAAATACGACTTGGAACGATAAACATCTATCTGGAATCGTGTTTACCGCAATCGCAATCGCGTGTAAATACTCTCCGTGATAATCTAAATGATTGTATGTAAATTCTTTTCGTACCCAGCAATTGAAATGCGGGATATTACTAATTAAATTAGACAATTATTCCTGTTCCCGAGACTCTCTTACGATTCTTGCAATATCTGTTAAGTTAGCATCAACGTCTCTATCGTCGCGCATTTCTGCTTGTTGTAAGTCAGAAGCTACTCGGATATCCGTTTGCTGTTCTTGAGATTCCATACGTTCTCTTTCGACTTCGGCTCTACGCTGAGATTCTCTATCACGCTGCGCGAGCTTTTCGAATTCTAGTTCCATTTGTTCTTGGAACATTTGACGTTGCGGATCTTGTTGCTGCGCTGCCATCGCTTGTGCCAAGGCTTGTTCTTGACCTGTAATTTGTTGCGTAGCTTGTGCAGCAGCTATTGCTATTTCGCTTTCTATCTCGGGAGGAAGCTGAGGCATTTGACCATCTGGGCCAATTTGAGGTAATTGCATACCTTGTTGCGCCAACATTTCCATAACTTGTAAACGATACTTCAGAGCTTGGTGCTGTTGAATATGCGCTTGTAATGCAGCCATAGCTGCTGGATTTTGTTGGACTTGAGGATTTTGCATAAATGCCATATGTGCTTGTATATGGGCATCATGGTTTTGTTGCGGGAACGCTTGTAACGGCGCTCCTAATAAAGCGTCCATATTTTCTTGGACGGGATCTTTCGGAGCAGGAGCCATATCTGGTAACAAGATATCGTCGATATCTTTAATGTTCAGCGCGATATACATCTTGCGGAACGCTTCTTTCATATTATGGATCTGCGGCGCACTTTGCGCCATTTGAAGCTGGGTCTGTGCCAAAATAATGCGCTGCGTCGTACTAAAAATATTTGGATCACAAACAGGGATAACGTCTACGCTATTGTCAAAATCGGTAGCAAATACCGTTTGTTGCGCACCTTGTACTTGATACGGATATTCAGGCGGTAAATATTCGCCGAATAATCTTTTAAGGATTTTAAATTCACTACGTTGCGCATAATGCAACCGCTTATGAATCGCAGAAATTACTTTCTGACCTTTTTCTAGCAACGCAACAGTCGTACCTACAGGAGCGTTTGAATTAGCGTCTCCTGTCTGGTTATCCATAACAGCAGCAAACCGCTGTCCGGATTCTACTAAAACGCCCATCAACTGCGCTAACGCAGGACTTGGTTCTTTAAACGGTAACGGCATAAACGCATCGCGGATTGTACCTCCAGGAGTATCGACGTCACGCCATTCTCCTGGTTGTACGGGATCATCAGACCGTTGGATATTTAATCCNCGTGCTTTAAATCCAGCGGGTAAGTTCGCTAACGTACCTGCGTCAATAAGCTGCCTGAGGATTGCGGTCGCTGATTTCGTAACGCCGCCAATCATATGGATTAAACCGAAACCGTAAAAACCTAATCCTGGAAGAAATTTGTAATGCGTAAAGTATTCAATCTTTTTACGCATCGGATCGTTTTCTACATAGTTCCTACGAACAGATAAAACACGGTTGTTATCTTTACATACCGTAATAATGTAAGGGATGGCTAACCCTGTAGCTTCTCCGTTTTTATCCGTATGTTCAAAACCTTCGATATCTAATTCAGCGTGGAACTCAAGCAACGTATAATCCGCTTGTCGGCCTGTTCTTGATACGCCATCTATTTCGTCTATTTTTTGTTGTACTGGATCTTCTTGTTCGGAGTACGAAGGACGACTCATTTCTTCGTCGGTATAAAACCCACTGAGTTGTAATTTACGGAGATCGTTTTCCGTCATCGTCATACGATGCGTAATACGAGGTGACGTATGTAAATCTGTCGCGGTATACGGGACGACTAAATCTTCTGCTTTAATAAACCTAGAAACAACACGACCCATCGTTGGATCGTAATAACATTTCTTAAACGCAGAACCTGCGAGAGGTAGGTAAAATAACATCTGATCCATCTCTGGATCGTATTCTTCCATCTTGTACATAAGCTGGAAGTTCATAAAATCTTTAACGCGATTAGCTTGCATCGCTTTCGGATCGTTAGACGCGCCCATAATTTTCGTATC